CCCGTCGGATGAGTCGATCGACGCGGCTGAGATCGTCAGATCCGCGCCGCTGACGTGTTTGTAGACCCGGAACGTCGCGACGCGGTCGAGTTCGTTCCATACGTCGTCCTGGAGCACGTTGCCGTGCAGCTCGCCTGCCCAGATCAGCCAGGATTCCTCGCCGCGGCCCCAGGCTTTGATCTTGACCGCGAGGCGGTTGTGCTGGACGTCGACGCCGATCGTCAGGACCAAGCCGCCCCAAGGGATCATCCATTCCGGATAGTCCTCGGCGCGGTTCGCGAGCAGCTCGGGCTCTGGGACGTTTGCCTTGTATTCCCACGGCAGGCCGAGCGTCGCGTTCCAGAAGGCGATCATCTTGGTGACGTCGCCCTCGCTTTCCAGCGCATGCTTCGCGATCAGATATTTTTCGACCAGCCGCACGAGCGCGGACTTCTGGAAACCGCTCATCAGCTCGTTGAAATAGAAGCCGGCGACGCCGTCGAAGGGCGCCGTGGGCACCCAGCCCACGCCGGGATTTCCTTGACGCTGCAACTCGTAGGCGCGCCGCACATTGCGGTTTTTTTCGGCATCATTCCATAACCCACCGCAACCTGGGCAAGCATAGCGCGCGCTCGCCGGGATCCAGCTCCCGAAAACCGGATGATTCGCGGCGGGATTCTGCTCGTACTTCACGTTCTCCCACTGCAGCGGATGTGCCTCGCCGCAATGGTGACAGGGCACATACCAGCGGCGTTTGTCGGAGAGTTCCATCCTGAAGGCGATCGACGATACACCGGCGATCGTCGGCGTGCCGCCGGCGATCAATTTGCTCTCAGAAAATCCCTTGCCGCGCGCCTCAAGCAGGGTGATCGAGTCGCCCTGCCCCTTGATGTTCAAATTGCAGTCATCGGGCTCCTCGACGATCAGCCGCTTCGCCGAGGTCATTTTGAGGTTCGAGGGCGAATTCGAACCAACGAACTTGATGAATCCGCCCGGGAAATTCTTGTGCGCCTGCGTGTTCTCCTTGGCACGCGATTTCGTCGTGAGCGTCGGTTGAAGCGCGGGCGTCGCTTCGACCATCGGCTCGAATTTTTCAAGATTGAATTCTCGCGCCTTCTTGTCGGCCGGGAACAGTACGAGCGTCGCGGCGGGGTCCTCGTCGGCCGTGTAGCCGAGATAGTTGCAGATGACGCCGTCGGTCCAAGCGATCTGCGCGCTTTTTTGCGCGACGATTTCCCGCACCTTGCGCTCGGTCAGGCACTCGAGCGGCTCGCGGATGAACGGGACGATATCGAACCGGAATTTTCCGGGCGAGTCTGAATTCTTCTCAGAGAGGTAGCGCTTTTCCTCCGCCCATTCCGCCACCGTCCGCCGTCGCGGCGGCACCCACTTCATCCGCGCCCTCACTTCCACCGCTTTCAGCGGGGAGCTTTGCCACCTGTTCAAGCAGGCGCGTGACAAAGTCGGATAGGACTCGCTCGGGATCATCATGAGTTGCCAATTCTGAAAGCGCGCGATCCACAGCTTCGCGCAAGAGGTCGCGTTTCGCATCTAGGCCCGGGGTGACTTCGAGCAACTGCGCCAAACCGTCCGGAATTTCGAGGAGCCGCCGGCGCGCCGCGATCACCAGGGCCGCCCATCGTGCTTCGATCTCGACCGCCGGCACGAGCTCGAGACGCTTCTCCGCGATCTCGATCTCGATCTTGTCGGCCTGAACCCGTTTCAGCCGTTGATCCTGCGTTTCAGCGCCGCCGACTTTCGCGAGCACGCGCGCGATCTTCCACTCGATCACGTCAGCGGTGTCGTATTCATTCGATTGACCGCGCAAATTTCGGACCTTGATCGGCAAGCCGTCTTTTTGCCATTGCCAGATCGTGACGTCGCTGACGCCCATGATCTCGGCCAACTCGATTTGATGAACAAGTTTACCCATGGAAAAAACCTCCCTGACACACATGGGAGAGCGACCAGTTAACCCTAGGGCATGGACACCGCTAGAAAAAAATCGGGGTATGAATTACCGCGAGCGATCTTGCTCGGGGAAGGACCCGCGAATTTTCGCAGGACCGTCCCCTGCCCGTAGGATTGTTGCCTTACCGCCGGGACAGGGCTTCGGCGAGGGCGCGCTCGAATTGCTTGGGGAATTCGCGCTGCGCCACGCTCCGGCCGATCTCATAGAAGCGGAAACGCTTCGAGTAATGCGGCTTGCGCACGAAGATCAGCACGGGCAGGACTCTGTTGCCGCGCTTCTCCCATATACCCAGGGGTAATCGCCCGCCCGGGCGGCCTACGAAGTAAGCACGCAGCTTGCGCCCACGCCTGCGGCTGCGGTTGCGCTCATCGAGCGAGTGCGCATGGATGTCGGGATGCGCGCCGGTGGCGGACAGAATCTGCGTGATCTGTCCCGCGCTCATGTTGCCATATTTGTTGAGGCGCGCGCCCGCCCCGGGTACGACGAACTGGTCCTTGGGCAAAACCCCCGCGCGCTGCAGGTGCTGCTCGAAGCGCTTCAGTGGGCGCTCGCCCCCGGTGATCTGCGCTACCAGGTAGTGCTCCGGCCGGTTGATATCCTTGAACCAGATGCGCGCGGTCAAATCGGCCTTGGTCGCAGGCTTGAGATACAGACTGCGCAGCGTGAACGGGGTCGGACGGTCGAAGGCGCGCTTCATCTCCTCGACCTCGGCCTTGCGTACCTCTTGCGCGGTGCGCGTGAGGGCGAGCGCCGTGGCGAAGGGCACGTGCTTCTTCTGCAGATCGTCCAACCATGTGATCGCGTCGCTCACGTTGTGCTTGACGTTGATCGTGAGCATGTCTCTGCGATCTCCCGGTAGAGCGCGGGCTGCAACCTTGCAGCGCCCCTCGGTCGGCGGCGCGCGCGAAAAGCTGAAACAAAAAAACCCGCTGGCGGCGGGCATCCCTGACGAGGTAGAAAAACGAAACGGCCCCCCATGGCGGGCCGTGGACGAGAATACTTATCGGCGACGGAACATCCTGCCGACGCGGAAACCGATGCGCTCGCTGCGCGCGCTCGGGCGGGGCGTTTCTTCAGATGCCGGCGCGCGCCCGGAATCGAACAGGCCGCGCGCGCGGCCGCAGTCGGTGCAACTCGCCTGCGAGTTGTTCGAGGCGACGACCAGCAGCCACACCGGAATCCACACGCCGAAGCTGATGATCGCGAGCAGCAGGTGCAGGACGTGCGCGGTGGCGGGCTGCAGGTGGATCGTGTTTTTCTTGCAGTCCCGGCAATAGCTCATGATCTGGTGGGTAGCCATTGCGTTCTCGGTTTCAGAAAATTCAGGGCGAGCGAAAGCTGCCTACCCCCTTCGAGCTCTGCCTTATTCTGATGATGCTTCTTTGGTCTCGTTGGGTTGCTGCGTCCGGTTCTCGCCGGGGTCAAGCCGTCCGGTTCTCGCCGGGGTCAAGCCGTCCGGTTCTCGCCGGGGTCAAGCCATCCGGATCTCGCCGGGGTCAAGCTGAGCTTATGGGACGATATTTATACGCCGATCGCAAGCCGAATGCAACAGGTTATGTTCGTGGGCGTCGAGCCTGTCCAGGCGCTCGTGCACCCAGACGAAGCGGCGGATCCAGTGCCGCGCGTAGATCTCCAACGAAACGCCGAGTGCGCGGGCGCGCTCCGCGTCATCGATCAGCCGGTATCCGGTGCCGCGGCAGGCGAAGCAAGTCTTCGGCCGCAAGCCCTGCAGCTCGTCGCGCAGGATGAACCCCAGGCTCGAGCAGCGCGGGCAGGCCTTGCGATAGAGCTTGCCGCGCTCGGTGCGCGCGAGAATCCTCAATCCTCCGCGACACTCAGGACAGAGATGCCGCCGGGTGATCATATCGGAGGCCCGCTTGCCGTCCCAGTCGGCACCCTTGCATGCCGGGCACACGGGCCACACCCACTCGGCGAAAGCCTGCCGGACGAAGCCGTGCAACAAGCCGGGCCCCTTCTGCCGCGCGCGCCGCAAACCGATCTTGCGCATTCCAAAAAACTTTTGCTGCTCGCGAATCCAATGCACCAGCAGCTCGACCGCGAGCTCGCCTTCGCGATACTGCCGCCCCGCCTTGATCCGGATCAGCAACGCGCCCAGGCGCGCATTGGGGTCGATCTCGACCACCTCCGTGCGAGCATGCTCCTGCGCGCCCGGATTGATCTGCGTGAGTCCGAGCGCCGCCACCAGATCGAGCGCGCCGCGCTCGCCCTCGACGCAGGAAAGGTCCTGGGCGTTGACCGCCGCGCCGATGCGCTCGCGCAGCCCGGTCTTTTCATCGGTCCTCATGGC